GCATCGAAGCCGAAATGCCGCGCCAGCGTGGTGATCGAGGCGCGGGGACTTTCCAGCGCGGTGATGGCATAGCCCTCAGCCGCGCCCCAGAGACCCGAGACATCAATGCGGGCTTCCTGCAGCCCGGCGCGCAGGCAGAGGTGACGGACGAGGGCCGCAAGCGACACCGCGCCCAGCCGCCCGGTCAGCCGATGCCCGAGCCGCCAGTTCGCGCCATCGGTCCAGACATCGCCCAGCGCCGGAAAGAACGGATAGGGCCGGGCATCCCAGGTCCAGGCGGCACATTCGGAAACCTCGACCATGCGACCGGCATATTCTGTCGAGACCGGATTGTTCGCGGAAGCGCCCCAGAAGAGATAGCTCGCTTCCAGATAGGCCCGCTGGATCGCATCGTCGCGCCAGCCGCGCGAAAAATACGGCACGAAGCTTTCGGATGACTTCGGATCATAGAAGACATTCGGTTGGTTGGTGCCGCGGTCGATGGCCGGACAGCCGAGTTCGGTGAAGCGGATCGGCTTTGACTCGGGCAGCCACGCCGTCGGTGCCGCGGATTCCACGCCGCCCGGCCGGTCGAAATGCCGGTTCGACCACCAGCCCAAAAGATCCTTGGGGCGGAAGACCCAATGCTTGCCGTGGGCACCATCGGTATTGGGGGTCCGGACCTGCGCAGCCCGACCGGCCTCGGAGGCATAGAACCAGTCAAACCCTTCGCCGCCCGCGATGTTGGATTGCAGATAGGCCCGGTCGTGGATGGCGGACCAGCCGTCTCGGGCGTCCAGATGATCGAAGCCGTCGCGCCAGTCGGACAGCGGCAGGTAATTGTCGATGCCGACGAAATCGATGCTTTCGTCTGCCCAGAGCGGATCGAGATGGAAGAACACATCCCCGCTGCCGTCCGATGGCTGATGCCCGAAATATTCCGACCAGTCGGCGGCATAGCTGATCTTCGTGCCGGGTCCGAGAATGGCGCGGATATCGGCGGCCAGCGCGCGGAAGGCCGCGACAGCCGGGTAGCTTTTGCCAGCGGCGCGGATCGTGGTCAGCCCGCGCATCTCGGAGCCGATCAGAAAGGCATCCACGCCGCCCGACGCCGCGCAGAGATGGGCGTAATGCAGCACCATGCGGCGCAGCCCATGATCGCCGGGATCGCCGGTCCAGCGGACATCATCGCTAGAGACGGTGAAATCCGACGGGGAAGCATTGCCGAAGAACGCCGCCACCTGATCCTCGGCGGCTGCCGTCTTGTCGACTGTGCCCGCCTGACCAGCGGCAGGCGAACAGGTGATCCGCCCGCGCCACGGGAAAGCGGGCTGGCCGATGTCGGTGGTGTTGTCCGAATAGGGATCCGGCAGCGCGTTGCCCGGCGGCACATCCATCAGAATGAACGGATAGAAGGTGACCCGCAGACCGCGCGCCTTCATCTCCCGGATCGCCTGAACCACCGCGAAATCGGCCGGCGTGCCGCCATAGACGGGACGTTGCTGATCGTCACGGCTGACCAGATGGGCATCGGCCCGGCTCACGCCATTCACTGACCATGTCCTGGGGCTGCTGGCCTTCTCCGCGACCTCAACGCCGGGTTGGATGGCGCAGGAACCGCAGCGCAGATCACTGCCGAACCAGGCCACGACCAGACTGACGCTTTCGACCTTCGGCGCCATGGCCTGCAGACGATCCAGCGCCACGATCATATCGGCACTGCCCGGGGTGGCGTTCAGGTTCTCGGATGTGCTGTCGCCATCACCACCCTTGCGCACCGGCTCGGTCGCATAGGTGAATTCGCCCGAGGCCGGGATCAGGGTCACGGCGCGGGTCAGCCCTTCTGCCGTGTCGGGATCGGCAAGGGGGCGAAAGACCTCAAACGAAAGCTGCGGCAGGCGATTGCCATAGTCGTTCAGCGGCAAATCCTCGAAGACGACATAGGCGGTGCCGCGATAGGCAGGCGTCGCATCCGGACCCGTCGTGGCGGCGATAAAGGGATCCGGCTCCTGCGTCTCTGATCCCGGATACCAGCGCCAGGTAATCCCCGAGGTGTCGAGCGGTTTGCCATCAGCCCAGATTCGGCCGATGCCGGTGATCTCCCCTTCGGCGAGCGCCACCGCGAAAGACGCATAGTAGAGATATTCGGTGGTCTCGACTTTGGGACCGCCACCTTTGCCGCCACCCTGACGGCTGGTCCGGGTCTCTTCGCGGAAATCCGTCGCCCAGACAATATTGCCGCCCAAGCGCATCCGGCCGAAGACGCGCGGAATGACCGCGCCCTCGGTCGAGGCGGTGATGCGCAGATTGTCAAGCCGCGCGCCCTCGATACGCTGGGCCGGGGCGAGCGAGGAGACGATCCAGCTGTCGACGGCCGCGCCGATGGTGGACCCGATCATGCCGCCGATGGCAGCGCCGGAAAAGCCGAGGATCGCGCCGCCGAAGCCGCCGCCAATCGTGGCGCCGACCGAGGCCAGTATCAATGTTGCCATGGGAAAAATCTCAGAGGATGGGGAAGAGGAAGGTGGAGGCGATGCGGCGGCGCCAGGCAGAGGTCAGGGGTTCTTCGATCACGCCCAGCCGTTCATAGGCGTGGATGAAGCGGTCCGGCGTGGTGAGGATCGCGACATGCTTGGCGATGGCGCCGGGACGCATTCGGAAGAGAATCAATGCTCCCGGCCCGGCATCCGCGACCGGCAGTTCGATCATCATCCGCCGCGCGCCCTCGGCCAGAACTTCGGTGCACCCCGTCTCGCCCCAGTCGCGGCTATAAGGCGGGATCGGGAAAGGCTCGTCGCCCACGACCTCCCGCCAGACGCCACGCGCCAGACCGAGGCAATCGCATCCGACGCCCCTCAAACTGGCCTGATCGTGATAAGGCGTGCCGAGCCAGCGGCGCGCGGCGGCGATGACGCGGTCGGGATCGGCTGCGGTCTGCAGCCGGGTCACAACACACCACCATCATGGCCACCGTCCGATGTGGCATAGCGCAGAATGGTGTCCTGGCCGGGGATGTGCGGAAAACCCCGGAAGTTGATGACGTTCCCGAATTTTGCGCCGCAGGTGGCGATGCGCTTGTCGCAGCCCGCATGGATGGTGAAACTGTTGCTCGTGCCGATTGGGCGGATCGGGGCTTCCAGCAGCGTGATGACAGCAATGCCATCGCTGGGATCATGGGCCAGAACTTCAGCCCGGCGACCGGCATTGAGCCCGGTGGTCCATGTGAGTGTGCCGAAGCGGAACCAGCCGGGTGCAAAGCGGCCCAGCCCCGAGGCGGTGAAGGCCCGGTCGCGCAGCCTGTCGATCACGGTGCCGGTGCCCCGATAGGCCGGATCCTCCAGATCGACACCGCAGCGGGCATCGCCCAGCGCGGCGTCGCAGCTCGCCTGAAAGGTCCGCCCGACGGTCTGGCCGAGGAGATGCGACATCGACCGGATCTCGGCGACAAAGGCATGGTGCCCGCGCCGGATCTGGCCGATGGCGCCGCGCCGCATCAGCACCCGCTGCGCAGGACTGGCCCAGTTGACCCGCCAGAGTTCCACTTCGGCATTGTCCCAGCGTCCGTCCAGAATGTCTGCCTCGGTGATCCGGTCCGAGCGCAGCGCGCCTGCCGCATCCTGGGCGTCCACCGAGAGATCGGCGCCCGACCTGATCTCGCTCGCCGTCAGACCGCTGTCCGGCTCAAACTCGGTGCCGTCGAAGTTGAGGGGGCAATCGTGATCGGTGAAGCCGAAGGCGATGCCATCGGCGCGGGTGATGCGCCAGCACCAGGCGAGGGTGGTGGTGCCGCTGTCGAGATGCGCCTGCAGGGCGGGCGGGAGCGTCTTCATCGCCGGATCTCCAAGAGCGGAATTGAGGTGATGGATCCCAGCCGTTCGATATCCAGCGTCACGTCCAGCGCGTCGCTGTCGAAGCGGACCGGCACGTCGAATTCGAACCCAGCCGTGATGGCAATGCCGGTGGAGGGCGCGGTCTCGAAACTGACAAGGCCGGTCTTGTGATCGACCGACCAACTGGAGGCTTGCGTGACGCCGTTCAAGGCGACTTGGACGGTGCCTGCGACAGGCTTGGTGATGGTCCGCACCCAGCTTTGTCCACCCGAGGCATAGCGTTTGACCAGCTGAAAACTGGTCGTCACGCCATCGCCTGTGCCGATCTGCTGATCCATTGCTGCTGGCGCCCGCGAAGGCAGGCAGGACCTGTGATCCGCCCAGTCTTTGAAGCGAAAACCGTAAAGCCGACCGTTCCGCGCCTCGAAAAAGGCCACCACCGCCGCCAGATCGTCGGCGCGGCGGATGCCATAGCTGACGTCGTAGCGCCTTCGGCTGTTGGCCCAGCTTGCGTTGCGCTCTTCGTCGCCGCTCGCAAGTTCGACGATCTGGGTGCGCCGTTCCGGTCCACCACGCGCGCCGCGACTGATATTGTCCGGAAACCGGACCTCGTGAAATGCCACGCTTGGCGATCCTTTCATGAAGATTTGGTCAGAGGCCGCGCCGCCCCAGCGACACAGCGCGGGCAATATCGGCGGCGATCTGGGTGCGGGACTGCCTAAAACTCTCGGCGTCGCGGGCGTGGATGTTCACCGTGACGCCCTTGCCGTAATCCTGCGCCTCGCGGCGTGACAGCACCCGTTCCCCACGCTGCAGGATCGCGGGCACCTCGTCATGACGCAGGCCGACCATACCGCCGCTATGCATTCGCGGTGCCCCCGCAAAGGCCAGTGCGGGGACCGTGCGTGAGGGCGAACCCGCGCCGACGATGCCGCCCGTATGCATGATGCTGGCGAAGATTCCGCCCGCGCCGCCCAGCGCGCCGGAGAGCGCATTGGCAATCGGCCCCAGCAGGAAACGCCGCGCGGCCAGTTTCGACAGATCGGCCAGAAGCGAGGTCACCAGATCCCGGAAATCGAGCTTGCCGGTCTTCACGAACTCGCCGATCGCGTCCTCGGCGCTTTGAAATGCCCCGACCAGCGCCTGGCCGATATCGGCGCCGATGTCTTTGGCCTTCTTCGCATAGTCCGACAGCGCCTCGGTCACCGCCTTCCAGCCGGTGGCCGTGGCTTCGGTCGCAGGTTTGGCCTCTTCCGCCGCTGCCTTGCCCGCGGCCCCGGCTTCTTTTGCCGCCGCGCCCGAGCCGGTG